AGCCCTCCTCAGAGAGCTTTCACACAAATACCTACACTCACATTGCTATTGATCGTATGAGCTGTGCATCCTGATAATAGAATGCACAGCACTGTGATTGTCAAAGCTATCTTTGAACGTCTGCAATGAAAGACTTTCATATAACAACCCGATTAGCGATCCAGCCATAGAAAAACTGCTCTTGGCTTTTATTACGCTCACAGATTTCAATGTAACGCTGGCCTTGCATAATGTTGAGCACTCGCACTAGAACCTTCTCACCTTCTTTCCCACGTTTGGCTAGATAGGTTTTTAAAGCTCCTAAAGTGTTAGAACCATAAACACCATCAACCTTCAAATCGGCGTACCCAGCTTTACCTTGGTTGTTAAGCAAGTTCAAAGCACGCTGTAAAAGTGGTTTTGCAAAGTTGATACCACAGTTCACACCAGTATCTAAAAGTTCTTCAGCTACAGCAGAGCTAAGAGTATTCACCTGATCAAAACGTGGTTCTATCCAGTACTGTTTCCGATAAATTACTTTGGCCACATCAAGAGGTAAATCTTTCATATTGCCTCTATAGCCGTTTTCACGAGCTACAGATTGAGTAATACCGTATTTGGTTGCACCACCCCGATCTGCGGGATTATTTACATACCCGCCTTCGCGTTTAATTAACTCATCAAGATATTGTTCAATATTCATTTCGGTTTCCTTCAGATGTAAAAAAACCGCCCGAAGGCGGCATTAACTGTTTGAAATATCGTTTTTGGCTTTCTTAAACTCTTTAATCACTTCAACAATCGTTTTCCCTTCTTGCTTGTCGATGAAATTAAAGGTCCATCGCACAATGGCCCAACCGGGCAAACCACAAATGAAGAAAAAACCACCTATAGCAATCATTCCCCAGATATCAGTGACCCACTCATGCAAGCCCCATTTCACGATAATGAATGAACCGCCACATAAACTGGAAACAACGGTGCAAATCAAACCCACGGCCCATTCTTGAGGAGACCTTGGCATTCGTGTCATTAAAACGACGGCAGCAACTAATGAAATTGCTAAGGTGACAGCAATTGCCGCACCATAAAACTTTAAAAATGCAGTAATACTGCTTGTTGAAAGTGGCTCCATAGCCATTACTCCAGAAATAAAAAAAACACCCGATTGGGTGCTCTCATTGAAATTTTTAAATTAGAAATTTACTGCTTCAATTTCTTCATATGTCAAAGCAGTTTCAATTTTCTGTCGTGCAATACGCCCTCTCTCATGAATGTTATTAATGTGCACTGCAAGCGCGGTTTTTAAGTCAATCAATTGATCAGGACTAAGATTAACAACTGAATTGTCTTTTAAAGTCCACTCAACTGGTACACCGAGCAAAGCTGCAGTAGCGATTCTTAGTTGAGAATTAGAGTCTGAATCATAAAGCTTATTTTCAAACTCAAATCCGCCAAACTCATACTGATCCCGAATCTGCTTGATTTGCTCCCATTTATGCCTTTTTGCATCTTCTAAAGTTCGATTATCGACCCACTTCTTAGTTTCATAATCGAAGATATGATATGGCGAGGGCTGAGTGGGAATATTTATCCACTTTCCTTCTTGAAAAAACATATTTGGACAAGGAGGATCATCTAAAGCGATACATCCCTCAGGAGTATTCAGCTTGATCATCTCTTCATTACCAAAAATATGTCCAATAACTTCACCATTCTTTGAAACTAATACCGTCACTTTTTAAGCTCCAATGTTGATAAAGATGACATGGTGACTATTGTAGGAGTTTCGGCAAAGCCACCTTGAGCTTCAAATGAACCATAATAAATATTGGAATATTTAGTGATATAGGCCAACTGAAGCACTATTGTTTTTGTACCAGTGGAAGCAGGTAGGATATAAACGGGTGTCGCAGTAACTCCAATAAACCGGATTGTACTGCTCCCATCATAAAATGTTGGGTATATTTCCTGAGTGTACGCAACAGTACCATTTACTAATACCCGACAAGCTAGCGTCACACATTTCAAAATGTCGTAGGAGGATGGATATTGTGTGATCCTGACCTTACAGTCAAACACAAACGATCCATCAATCCTTAGTTTACCTCCTTGCGTTTGCACATTAAGAGTAACTAAATCTTGTGTATAACCAACTGAACCTGCCATTGAATTAGAAACAGCGAAATAAAATTTACGCTCTGTTTGATTAATTACCCCGGAAGGGACAGTAACGGCTTCATCTTGGATTTTTAAAGTGTCTATTGCTCCGTTTTTAATGTGAGCATTATCAACTTCAATATCACCTAAATCAGCGCTAATGGTGCTTAGATTTTCTGCCCAGATTCTATTTGCATTAATATAGCCAAAGCTACCAGAATCTACATATAAACCTCTTGGAATTACTGTTCCATTCGGTAGAGTTAGTGGCGTATTTAATAGCGACATTATCGGCTTAGGAGTTACACCATCGACTCCAACTGGCGCGCCGAACTGGATAGTATCGTAATTGAAAATGAATGTTGACGTGGTACCATCATTCATTGAACCATGACCTGCTAAATGCCCATTCACATCCATTTTTAAATATTGCTGAGCTTTAACACCATCAACGCTTTCAGTTACCTGTTGAATTGCAGCTGTATTTCCACCAACAGTAGTTTGCAAAGTAGTAATACTCGATGCTTGAGTTGAAACTTTGCCATCAATAACAGAAACTTTAGAATCCAATGAACTGAGCGCAGAAGCATCGGCTTTACTTGCAAGGACACCATTAATATTCGATACACTGTTATTCAATTGTGTAATTGAATTGCTTTGGCTAGAAATGGTCCCTTCAGCATTCGTAACTCGAGTATCAAGTGAAGATAAAGCTTTTGAAGTTGCAATTTCGCCAATTGGTTGCTCCCACAGTGTTGCAACATTCCCTTGTTCCAACTTCATGCGTCTTATAGCCAATGCGTTTCCAACTGTAGTTGAATCAGACTGAAAAGACATAATGAGGCTTGTTGCATTTGCTGGAACTGTGAATGTGCAACTTTGTCGAGTGTATTGATTATTGCTGATACCGCTCATTGATTTAACAGCAATATCACTCCAAGCGCCGCCAACTTGGGCAATAATCCGCCAGCGCACTGGCAATGCAGCACCACGCACATCTGCACTAATTGTGTAAGTAGTGCTTGCGCGTAAAACACTGGTAGCGTTGACTGGTGAGGTCATACGGTAGTAGCGTTCTACACTCGCATCGTTAACAGTAAAGTAAGAATCAATATTGAAATTTGTCGAAAATCCTTGGGCAGAAGCTGTACCATCGCTTGTTTTTGGTTGATTCGCAGAGTTCGGAGCAGCCGTATTACTTAATAAGTTTGCACCAATTACTGCCGCGGCGCTTAAACCTGCCTGCAAACTGGTGATCTGGTTACCTTGGCTTGTAATAGAGTTCTCCGTCGCGGTAACTCTAGAATCCAGACTCGATAATGCAGCGTTATCTGCTTTAGTTGATAAATTACCGTTAATGGTAGCCACATTGTTGTTCAAAGAAACAATACTGTTTCCTTGACTGGTTAGAGTACCTTCAGCGTTGGCCATACGGGTGGTGAGTAAAGAAACAGCAGAGGCTGTCGTAGCATTTTCTACAGAGGAAGTTCTATCCGTCAATCGAATAGAAGAATAATCTACGACACAAGCGCTTGGGTACACCCAAACACCAAACCATGCAAAGGTGTCTACCGTAGGCGTGTAATCTAGTGAGTAGTCAACAAAATTAACAGTATCAGTTACTGTCACCTGACTTACTGCTAATACGTTATTATTATTGCTTACTTTGATCCAGCGTAATAATAATCCAGCTGTTCCTGATACCTTACGCGCTCTTACAGTTGCTCTATAACTCCTACCTGCTTTCAACCATACACCGGTAGTAGGGGTTTTTACTAAAGTATTAGTGTTTGAAGTACCTGCATCATTCGCCTTAGTTACTCGTAAACCTGTACCCCCATCTTCACCGTAATTACCAGCTACGACGGAGTTACCAGTGGCAAGCTCCCCTGCAGTAATAAATTTTAAACCCTCTCTAAAATTCGGGTCTAAATTTAGCGCATCACCTTGTGACTGAATAGCAGACTGTAAACTTGTGATACTACTATTGGTTGTAGTTAGACCATTTTCTGTAGCTGTTACACGACTATCTAAAGCTGTAATAGCACTTGAATCTGCTTTTGATGCCAGAGCGTTATTAATGTTAGTAACACTATTGTTCAGAGAGGTAATTGAATTACCTTGAGATGTTAAAGTACCTCCTTGTGATGTCACAGTGTTAGACAATGTCTCCAATGCTGAAGCATCGGCTTTTGTATTCGCGGTCTTCTGTGCTGCATCTGCTGCGGATACCGCATCATTAGCTGTTTTTTGCGCTGTTGCTACGTTGTTATTTGTGGTCACTAAACTGTTGTTGAGTGAAGTAAGAGAGTTACCTTGGCTAGTTAGCGTATTTCCTTGCTGTGTAACTGTGGAACTTAAAGATGAAAGTGCAGAAGCATTTGCAGCAATTAAATTACCTGTTTCAGTAGAAGCTGCTGAATATGCGGTTGCGATTGTCCCTCTTTCTAATTGAACATTTGTAAAATATGCAACGCCTGCGGCAAGCAATGACATATACAAATTAGTAGTATCAACCTGTGATGCTGCCTTTCTTAAAGTTGTAATTGTGTACTTTGTCCATGTAGTTGTTAGTGCAATATTTTGGGAACCGATACCACCGAATAATTGAATTTTTACAGATAATGCAGCATCAGCTTTTGCAAAAAACGATAAGACAAGTGGTTCATTAGAACTCGCCACTGGAACAACTGATGCGGTCATTAGGATTTGATGCACACCATCTTGCCCAGCACCACTAGCTGTTACTTTTAAAACTTTAGAGCGAGCATAAGTTGCGCTATCCACTGCAATACTATGATTACCATTCGCTGTGATATTACTTAAGTCGTTGTAAAGGGTGTTATAGACTAAGTTAAGACTCCCATTCGTGATCGAGTTATTCAGTGAAGTAATATTTGCAGTATTTGACGTTACTTTACCGTCAATAGTTGTCACTTTGGAATCAATACTATTAACCGCACTTGCATCCGCTTTTGACGTTAAAGCGTTATTAATGTTAGTAACACTGTTTTGCAGCGAAGTGATAGCACCACTGTTTGATGTTAGGGTATTTCCTTGCTGTGTAACCGTGTTCTGAAGCGTGCTTAACGCACTGGCATCTGCTTTATCATAGGTAGATGGTTTCCAGTAAGTTGCAACTTGGCCTTCTTCTAATTGAGGCTTTTGAATTGTTAATGTCGCATTATTGCCATCACTAGAACCGTTAAGATCAAAACGTAGGGAATAGGTAACGCCTACTGCATCCGCATTAGTTTTAAATGTTACTGAATATCGAACAAGATTCGTTGTTCCAACTGTCACATAAGTTGATTTGTGATGTGCACCATTACTAGCAATTAAGAATGATTCAACGCTCTTAACATTTGCGGTTCGCACTGCCCAAAAAGACAAAGTGTAATAAGTGTCTGGCTTAAGTGCAGGATCAGTTAAAGACCATGTGATATAGCTTTCACCCGTAGTTGCGGCCATTGATACAGTTTTTAACTGATCTGCCAAAGCAACTAAGTTTACACCCACACTGCTCAATGAATTCTGTAAAGATGCGATAGACGCGCCTTGACTTGTAATAGTCCCCTCGGTAGTAGTTACTCGGCTATCTAGGGCGGATAAGGCGATTGAATCTGCTTTTGATGCAAGCGCATTATTAATTGTAGAAACGTTATTTTGAAGGGTTGTAATAGCACCTCCCTGAGATGATATATTGCCCTCAGTAGTAGTCACACGGTTAGCCAAAGAACTTAAAGTAGATGCATCCGCTTTACTTGCAAGCGTTCCGTTGATACTTACAATATTATTATTCAGTTGCGTAATTGAGCTGCCTTGACTTGTTAGAGTCCCTTCGGCATTTGTCACACGACTGGCTAGATTTGTGATAGCCGATGCATTGGCGTCAGAAGCAACCGCATCCGTAGCATTAATGATACTAATCGAATCATAATCAATCGTACCAGATGCCATGACCCATGTTCCGAAATACACAAGAACATCTGATGTCGGTTTATATGTATAAATTAAATCGACATAAGCCGATGTTGATGTCACAGATAGTGTCGCAGACGCAAGAACAGCATTATCAGATTTTCTGTGAAAACGACCAAGAATACTTCCCGTGCCTGATATCAACTTACATCTAACAATTGCCCGATACGTATTATTAGCTTTTAAGAAAAAACCATCTGTCCGGTTTGTATTGACGTTTGTATTTGTTCCAGCAGATGTATCTGTATTTGACTTAATTACACGAATACCAAGTGACCCATTCTCACCGTAAGCGCCGTGCGTAACAGAGTTACCTGCCGGTGTTTCAGCAATTGTGTAATATTCCAAACCGGATACAAAATGAGGATCAATATTGAGCGCGTCTGCTTGTACTCTTAAAGTGCTTTTTAGCGTATTGATTGACATCGAAGCTGCATCAGCCTTGCTTACTGCTGTGTTTGCAGTTGTTTGAGCTGTAGCCGCAGATGAAATAGCTGTATTCGTCTTTGATTCATTCGTAGTTAAACGTGAATCTAGCGCGTTAATTTGCGTAGCATTGGCACTTGTATTTGTAGCATTTGTCGTAATCTGAGTCTGCAAACTTGATAAAGTGCCATTGGTGCTTGATTTATAAGTTTCAATATTGCTTAACAGGGCCGCATCTTCAGACTTGCGCTGAGTAGTTTCAGTTGTTAATCCATCATTCAAATTAGAAATTGCAGCGATACGAGCAGAACTCTCATCTGCAATCTTTTGATTTAGCTGATTTGTAGAAGTGATTAAATCACTTGCTACTTTAGATGCTGCTGTTGATGCATTATCCGCTGTATTTTTTGCATTGGCAGCAATTGCACTTGCATCATTTGCAACTTGTTGAGCTGTGGATGCTTGTGCCTGCGCACTTGTTGCAGCAGATTGGGCATTTGATGCTGCTGTCTTGGCTTCCCCAGCTGCTGTTTGTGCACTATTCGCTGCTGTTTGCGCATTTGCTGCTGCTTGTTCAGCCGCTTCGGCAACATTGACAGTATTTTCAATTTTGCCCTGTAGTTCTTGTGCAAGATCAGTTTCAGCAATATGACCAGAAATAAGGTCTAAAACAGCCTCTGGATCAGCAGTAGTTATTCCATTTGTCCAATCAGACCATGGCCCAACATTTCCAATACGGTCAATTAATCGACCACGATAAAACTGTCTAAGATTGGGCTGTAGACCTTGAATAGTGTTAGTCGTTGTTGGATAGGCAAACAATCCCAATTGAGCAACATTAGTAGCACCGTCTGGGGAAACCTCAATTTCGGTATAAGCCGTATCTTTCGCACCAGTTGGAGGAAATCCCCAATCCAACTTCATGCCAAATAAAATACCGGTTGCGCGAATAAATGCTAATTTTGGTGGTAATCCTTGCTTGCCTTTAATATCCGTTAAAATTGAAGAAGCTGGTAAAGAAGAGATTTCAAAAGCTGAAATAGCAGTGACACGCGCTTGATATTGGCCGCTGTAAACTCCTGGTACTTCGACTGAGTTATTCCCAGTTAAAGGCAAACGGATCCAAGATCCATCATCTTTTCGCCACTCAACAAGGTACTTAACTGCCCCTTTTGCTTGCACCCAAGACACAATCATTGTGGTGACATTAATACCTTGATCAACACGACTTTCCGTCGTAATCAAAACATCTTTGACTGGTTCTTGGGTAGATGGGTTGATAATTGAAATAGGAGTATCTTCAAAGAAAGCTCCGTTGTCGATCTCATCAAATTTTTGTGGATTATATTGAAGACCTGTAATACTGAACTGGTGTTTTTCATCTTGTGTGATTGAAATAACACGGAATTTCATTGTCGCTAAATCTTTAGCATCCAATACCCAAACGTTTTGTACTGCAATCGAATTAGCATCAAAAGGCAAAGTAACAGTAACAACGCGACCCGAGATTGATTGAACGATTCGAGTTTGAGCTTTGCCATTTTCACCATTGATTACAAGGCGATCACCAGCCTTAGCTACAACATCATCTCGATCAAGAGTAATGCTTTTGAGGTCAGCAGAAATTTTAGATACACGACCGCCGTTTGCTCGACCGGCAAAAAGCTCATCAGCAATATCAATTACACGCCCAGGTAATGGAATATGCCCATCCAAACCGACTTTAAATGAAACTGTACGAGTTTCTTTTTGTTCTGATATTAAAGCCCAATGACCAGCCCGCTGCGCTTGGCCACGTGAAGTACATCCCCATGCATCGAGTTCAAGAATCCGAACTTGGCCGGCTTCAGCAATTGCTTTTTCATCACGTACATATTCGTATTCTGTTTTATAGTGATTTGCTGGGTTATCCCATGCAACCCTAACTACATTGTGTCGATCACGTGCACGTGTACCAGAGTATTCAAATACTCCACCGATTACGTTAGCTCGGCTATAGGTGAAATACGTATCTTGGGGAATGTCTGCATCGCAATTGATGCTATTTCCATCCCAAAATGCGATAGCTCTAAATACACCAGCTAACTTCATTAAAATGCTAAAAGCTTCTTCAGCACTTTGCAGATAAACGTTACACGTAAATCGAGGTTCTTGACCTCCGAGCCCATCAGAAACAGTCTGGTCACAATATTGAGCTAAACGGTACAATGACCATTTATCAATCATTAATGGAGTCAAACGACTCCCGAGGCCATACCGATCATTTGTACATAAATCGTAATAAATCCAAGCGGGGTTATTTGTGTAGGCACGCTTAAAAGTACCATCCCACATACCCGTATATTGTCGGGTTTCAGCATTATAATTAGTGGGTACCTGAATTAAGGTACCTTTTAGATCTACTGCAACTTTTGCAACATTCCCAAAAGTTTCAGCATCATATCGAATACCAAGTAATGCTGTATTTGGATAACGTAATTTTGCATCAATTACCTCTGTTACCGCAGACACATACATCTTGTCGCTGACATATTCAGATGTTGAGTTAGGCGTAAGACGGCGAACACGGATGAGCCAACCAGTATCAGCTTTAGGTAAATCAATACGATGAGCCCGTTCATAATTTGCAGAAGTTTTGTCTGATATTTTTGTTTTTAAAACTTCTGTCCACGTTCCGCCGTCAGTTTGAAGATCAATAGCGTATTCAATTGTTAGACCACTAACATCCCCTGTAGTGGCATCTTGTTTGCGTAGTGGACCCCACTTAAATCGAATACGTAAAGCATCAAGATCGATATTGTTAAATGCACGTACCCAAGGAGTTCCAGACTTTAATTCAACATCAACAGCTGATTCACTATCTACTGCTGGGAAACCTTCTATATATTCTTGATCATTAGTGCCTTTTCGGAAGTCTACTTTTACGTTAGAAAAATTGAGATTTCCATTTGCGTCCTGAAGGGGAGTTTCTTCAAGAGAAATTGATTGATATCCATTCGCTAATCCCTCAACTTCACCTTCTGCTAAACCATACAAAATATTAATAAGAGTTTTAGATTGTGCAGAATCTGGGGCTACTACGGGCTGTCTAGCTTGTTGGTTGCCTTTTTTTGCGCCTTTTACAATCGCCATATCAAATCTCACGCAATAAAAAAGGCGCTAAAAAGCGCCTTGGAAAACATTTAATTTTTTACAACTGGTCTTCTGGATATTGACCAGCACTTACAATGAACCCACCAACTTCGCGTTGGCCATAAAGAACGGGAACTGGATTTCCCTGGGCAATTGTTGTTACAGCGCCGCCAAATCCTTTATTCGCTTTATTCCCATCTTGGTTTTGGTCTTTGGTATTTTCGGCTTTAGGCATCAGCATCATTGCAATGCCACCCAACATCATCCCGATACCTGAACCAATCAATGCTGCACCCAATGGTGCTCCACCGCCTAATGTGCCTACAGTTACTAAAACACCTACTACTACTAGCACCGCGCCTAGAACAGTTTGCAAAATTCCGTTATTACCCCCAGCACCTACAACACGAGGTACTACATGAATAACATCAGCTTCGGTGTTCATATCAAGCTGCTCTTCACCGATATTGTCTCCAGTAATGAGTCGCTTAGTTTCATGGTCATAGATTGATGGGCTTTTCTTTCCGCGTTTTTTATTTGAATTTTTACTTTTAAGAAATACGGCAAACTGCAAGCCTTGCTCGTGGGCATGCAACATAAACTTCTCGAACCCCGCAATTTGTACAGATAAGGCACGCATAGCTTCACGTGTATTTGCCACATCGAGCTTAAATTCACGACCAAACTGTTGTCCAAGTACGCCATACAATTTAATTGTTTTTAACATCTCTATGCCTCAAGATTTTAACTGTACGTTCAAGCCATTGCTGACCATAAATTTCTCGCACTGACTTTCGGTTATAAGGGTGATGAAGAATTAAAGTTGAACCTATGCAGTTTTCTGCCTCTTCAGACTTTAATTTTCCATTGTCTCCTAGCCAAATAAGTGCATGATTTGGATGCTCTGTACGCCCTACACGACAAATCAACATATCGCCATATTGAGGAGTATCTACTTCATAAAACCCTGCTTTATCGTAGTTTTCTAGGTAAAGTGAAGGGTGATCACTTTCTTCCCACCAGGCATCTTTTCGCTCAAAATCCATGAGTTCAACACCCAACTCTCGACTATAAAAATCGCGGATAAGTGCATAGCAATCTTGCCACCCATGGTAATAATTACGACCAACTAAAGGCGTTCGATATCCACATGGTTCATAAACAGCGAAATCTAGATCTGGATAAGAACAGATTACCCATGGTTTTTTATGTAATTCGATTTGAACTAAATCAAGATCAGTGGCTCGAGTAGTACCATCAGGATGCGAATGTACATATGCTATGATTTCCCCCTGGTCTTCTGCCAGAGTTAAATCTTCAGGATGAATTTCAAATTCATCCGCATTACCAGAAATATTGCGGCAACGGATATATTCTTTACCAACTATCACGCCACAGCATTCTTGTGGATAGCATTCATCAGCATGAGCCATGATTGCTTTTTTAATCTTTGCCGTTAATTTCATAAGTGCTCACATTAGACTCGATGCTGGGAAACCACCAAAAGGCAATGGTTTGTTTTCACCGAAACGTACGCGACACGATCGGAGTCTTCCACCGCATCGATCTAAAGCTGGATCATCAGTTGGCTCATCTTTATCTGTAAACATGGCAGTACCTGTATATCCACACTCTTCATCTCGATATTTGCCCATGGTGCACCAATGGCATAAAGAAGTGATTTGACGAACTGGAATTTTCAAACCCTCAAAATCAATTGGATTTGAAAGCTCAAAAGTTACTTGCTGAGCATTTTCAGATGTTTTTTGCTCGATATACCATTTCTGTTCTTTGGCTTCATTTGATGCTGTAGGGTTACCTTCAGGGAAATTTTTAGCATCAAGATATTTGGCAAGGGTTGTTATTACTTTAAGCTTTGCCCCCACAAAATCTTTGCATTGAAGGCAGTAAGCTGAAATTGCCCCCTGTATTCCACCGATGTTATTTGCGATCGTTAAAGTTGGTGCAGAAGCTTTACCATCCGACCGCATTTCTAGGCCAGAGACTTCTAAGCTAATTGCTTCAAACTCTTCACCCTGCCAAAAAATGCTTCCTTCTTGTTGATGACCATGAAAACGCAAAATGCCAATTCCGTAGGAACTGGCATCTAATTCATACAGGTGAACTAATCCACCTGGTTCAAGTTTTTGAAAATCACTCTGTAAAGTCATAGATACTCCTTAAGCTTGAGCAGGAGCTTCCACGACTGGAGTGTATTCAACACTAATTTTTTTAGCCGCTAAATCATATTTTAGACTCAATGTGTTCACATTAATTCCATAAAGGAAACCAGAGTTCTGGATAGCTTGAATAACCCATTTGGTAATATCAGCATCTAATAGCGTCATATTTCCATTGGTACCGCCACCTGGTGTAACTGCAATCCCGACAGAGTTAGAAGGTCGGTCATAATTAATCGCCAGTGTTTCAATTTTACCTGCTGGTAAATCATTGCTAAAACTACGCGCATCTGCTAATTGAACACGTAACTCACCAACAAAATAAGCTTCAGCTATATCTAAAGTTTTTACAGCCATTGGTCTGCTCCTATAAGCAAAAAAAATAGCTCCTAATAGGAGCTCTTGAGTAAAAATATTAAGGTTGGAAAACTTGGGTGAATGTTGTGGAAATCCTCCAGACATCACCACCCATACATGTAGGTTGATAATCACCAGCTTTTACACGCACTTGCCCATCCAACGGCGAATCCCATAAAAAGGAATTAGCCCCCTTGTGGGCATCAAAAAAAGCTTTAATTTGCATAATTTCAGCTTTATAAGCTGTGCGTTGATAAGTCCATTCACCAGATCTATTGTTGAGACCAACCGATGCGGTTTGCTCGTATCCATCACCAAATTTGGTTGATAACGTATTAAAGCGTTGCGTTTGGTTGTTACCATCTAGATCACATTCAAAAGTGAATTTAAGATCACTCATAAATTTTTCTCACAAAAAAAGCCCGCGTTAAGCGAGCTTTTAAGGGCCATATCTAAAGTATGGCCAGATTAATAAAACTATACCGTAAATAACGAAAAAGTGGAAACTAGTTCGAGCACTACTTTGACAATAAACCGCCCTGTCTCTGTTCTTGACGGATAACTGTTCTTACAGCATTTCCAATCATCTGGCCCAACTCTTTAGAATCATTCTGAGTCTCGGTTTTACTAGAACCATCAGCGCTTACAGTGACGTATACGGTAATCGGGGTTTCATTCGAGTTGGATTGTGTTTGATTGGAATTAATCGCATCAAATTGCCTAGACTCCCTTCTCGTAGCAATCGCATCAGATTGATTATTAGATACGTACCCGCCGTTAGCATAGCCACCAGGTGAACTTGTTCGCATTGATTCAACAACACTCACACCACCCCATCTTTTAATGTCATCTTGCGACCATACAACTTCGCCCTTATGTACTATTCCAGCTGGTGTATGTTTAAGTCCATTTCCGGTATATCCGCCATCAGCAAAACCTTGTGGTGTTGCAGCTTGGATTAGAGAAACAAATGTTCCTGATTTCAAGGTGGCTATAGCGGCAGCGGCTGCTTTCTGATACCAAGTACCTGGTTCATTCGCATAAGCATCGGATGCGGCTTTCCACATATTCATTCCCGCTTGTGCTAAGGCAAATGCACGCTGACTTTCATAAAGAATGCGGTAAGCACTTGATGACTCACCCAGCATATTCTTAAACATTCCAGCTAATGCACCAGTTACGTTAGCTCCATAACCCAATTGCAGGCTAATAGAGTCGTTCTGATAAGTTGACTCAATGAGCTTCATTCGCTCGGTATGTTCAGCCCATATTTGTTCCCGTTGTGCTGCAATTTCCTGTAAATTTGCATTTGGATCCTCAGCCTGCATATTCAAAACAGCTTCCTGACCATTTGCCATATTTAATGACTGTGCTGTTTGGTCGGCGCGAGTTTGGTCCAACTGATATTGTTGGCTGTTCCCTGTCATGTCTGCATATGTACGATCCCAACTTCGACTTGCCGTAGCAGCTTTATCCAGGACCTCTAACTGCTCTTGTGATTTTGATAACATTATTCTTTTTTGACGCTCTTCATCACTAAGCTTACTATTCTTTAAAATTTCCTCACGCTCAAGTCGATATCTTTCCCTCATTGCATCAATCTCTGAATATAGAAATTGTTTAGCCTGAAATAATCTCTGTTCTTGGGCTAGTTTGAGTAAGCCTAGTTCTTGCTGAAGTTGTTGACCAAGTAAATTAACTGCTTCTTTACGTTGATCTTGGGTTAATTGAAAGTCATGCTCAGCTTCAAATTGACGCCTTGCAAAGCTTTCCTTTATTAGATCCTCTTCTGTTAAATTAAATTGTTTATAGTCATCCAACTTGGTTTTTAAAGCCTGTTGGGCAATAGCAATATCATTATCAGCACGTGCTTTTAACTCTGCTTTAATTTCATCTTTACGTGCTGGGTTGAAATTAGCTTTATCTACATCTTCTAATTTTTTCGAGAGTTCATTTCTAATTTTAGTTACTTCATTAGCAACATCATTTTCCAACTGTAAGCGCAATTTTGCCTGCTCTTCAGCCATTTTGGCTGAATCATCAAGCATATTATCGAACTCTTTAGAAGAAATATCACCAGCTGAATATCCGTTCGCACCTGCTGCATACGACTTTACGTTTGCTAGATATTTCTTAGTTTCTTTGTATCCATATGCCTTTCCGTTTTTTACATTATCTGGTCCAGCGTTGTACGCCATAATAGCCTTTTCAACATCTCCACCAAACTGTCTAAGAAGAGCTGAAACATACTTAATCATTCCATTAACACTAGACTCTTCACTTTTAACATCAACACCATATTGTTTAGCAGTTTTTGGCATAAATTGTGCCAAACCTTGAGCACCCGCTGGTGATGTTAATAATTTGCCTTTACGATAAGTATCTCCTCTGCTTTCCTGCATAATCATGCCTTCAATCAGGCCTTGTGGAATACCAGCAGCTGCAGCCTTATCAGAAATATTATATTTCTTTGATAATGCTTGTACTTTTGCATTCACAGTTAAAACTTTCTGCTGTTTCTCCATTTCCTTAGTTTGCTGTCTCTTAGATTCGGCAATATCTTCCTCAAGTTGTTTAAGTTCTTGCACCTTATCAAAGTTTTTTTGAAATATCGTCCACTCATCTTTAGTTAAACTGCGAGTTTTAGGAATTTTGTTGTTATCGTAAAATTCAGATAACGCCTTGCCCATTTCTAATCCATGACTTTTGATATTGATTAGTGAAAAATCAGTATCTAGGTTTTTTTGGGCATATGTTTTCTGCAAATCTTCTAATTTCTTTTTGGCCCTTTCTGCAGCAGAAGCATTCTTATCTAACGACTCAGTACTTTGATCAATACCAGCTTTCGATGTTTGCGCTTTACGCCCAGCAAGCTCTACCTCAATACCAAATAAATTTAGTTTATTCTTTGAATTAGTGGCTTCTGTCGCATTCTTCACAAATTCAGCAGTATTTGCCTTTACTGACTCATAAATATCCTTGTTAATTCTTAATTCATTAAAACGTTTAACTGCCTCATTCATGCTAATTGTGCCATCCCTCGCATCATTAACAACCTGGACGATCTCTTTATTCCCCTTATAAAGTTGAGCTATGGCATTTAACTGAATATTAATCTTGCTACTTGATTCTGCTAATGCCTTATTTTGCCGCTCAAATGAAGTGGCCATGTCATTAATTGCCGAATCTTTTTCAAGTCCACGCAAGGCTAAAAGTTCTTCTTTAGCTTTTTTGGCTACAGAAGCTTGTTCTTCTAATTTTTTATTAGCTTGCGCTGCTTTATCCTGAAAATACATATAGCCAGCAGCTAGTGCAGTAATTCCCAGGGCGATAGCGTTTATTGGCCCCCCTACTAAACCTAAAGCACGACTACCTAATGTCGCAACTCGATTTAAATTCCCTTGAGCTACTGTATAGGCCATTGTGGCTGCAGTTGCCTCTTTTAAAGCAATGCTATGTGCAATCTCGGCAGCAGTTTTACGTTGTATAGCTGCAGCTCGAGCATTTGCAGTTGTCGCCGCATTATATTCTGCCCTAGCTAATCCTATTTCAGTGAGAGCCAATGCAGCAGCTTGACGCGCCCTCATAGCTTCAACACCAAGTAACTGTACTTGAGATTGAGCTTCAGCTAAATTCGCAGCTCTCTGTTGAGCCGAGGCAGCAATGCTTGCTTGGATGGCTACTGTTTTCGTTAATACTGCTTTGGTAATTAAACCAATTCCAGCAACTACGGCCCCATTCACTAATAAATCTAAATTGTTTGCTAAAACCTGAATAGAACCAGATAAAGTTTGAGCTGCACCCGAACCTTTCCCCGTTTCACCTACAAATTTCGTAATACCATTACTTAGCATTTCTAGGGATTGACCAATAGTCTTGTCAGTCTTTCCATAGAGCTCTTCAACGCTATCACCAGCCTGCAGTAATGCCTTGGTAATAACTTCACCAGTTAGTTTTCCATCAAGCATCATTTGACGAAGCTCACCACGGGTAACTCCCAAACCTTTTGCCATAGCATTTAAAAGTCCACCAGCACCATCGACAAGGCTGTTGAACTCCTCTGCTCTAAGCACACCGCCATCTAATGCTTGTCCATACTGAAATAGAGCTGCTGCTGCCGACTCAGCATTAGAGCCACTGATTGCAACAGCTTTTGAAGTAATTTCTGTAAGTTTGGCAGTTTGTGCTTGTGTAAGATTTAAAGTCTTGGCATTAGACATATATTTCGAGTAAACATCATTTACCGCACTCCATGAAGAAGCTGAACGCTGTGCAATATCAAAGGTATCTGTCATTGCACGATTCAATTCTTCTTGGCTGTTTGTTACTAATTTAAGTTTATTATTAATACCCGTGTAGAGATCCATTTTATTAATTGCTGCCCCTACGGTAACAACCCCAGCCATATATCCTGCAAGCTGTCTGGTCGCTACAGAAAGCTTATCCATTGACTTAGTAGCGTAATCACCATTTCTTTCAATGCTATCTAATTCATTGGCTAGATTACGCGCGTTACGCTCTGCATTTTTTGAATCAATGACAATGACTAGACGAGATTCTTGAGTCATCTTACTTTTCTCCAGGCAATAAAAAACCCACTCAAGGAGTGGGTTGTTCAAAATTAAATAAAATTACCAAGCTGGCGTATTAACTAAAAAAAGCACCCTAAGGTGCTTTTTTATTACTACTTGTTTAATTAGCAAGAATACAGTTTTGATATTTATGAGCCACACCATCTAATGCTTCAATAACACCAGGTGCACGTGCTCCAGCCCATGTTCCAACCTGTCTAAAACCATTATTACTTGATGTGCCTGTATTTTGTTGAGCTCTCAAAATATTACTCATTACAAATTGAACTTTATTTTCTTTAAGAGCAACCTTTACATCATATTTAACAAAATCTGTAATAAGACCTGCTTGCTGTCCTTTTGTCTTTACATTGCCATTTGCAATAAATGTTTTTTCATTTTCATCTAGATATTTAAAAACAGACTTTCCTTGGTGAACTTGAGTATTATTATTCTCATAATATCTACCTGTATATGCCCCTATGAAACTACCAGCTTGGTCATGTAGAACAATATCATCATTTTGAAAATTTTCAGCAGCACATAATTTCAATTTAGAGAATGATGTACCTGTTGAATTAAAAGAATAATCAATTTTATCAATGTATGTATCCCCCGCTGAACTAGCACTTATAGTTGATACATTATTTGGCAATTGAATCGGTGCAACTGAACATCCACCAAGAATTGAAACCAAACCCAATAAAATAATCTTTTTCATGAAATTACCCATCATTTTTTAATGGATAAAATTTAACAGGTGAGAAATAAAAAAGCCACTCAATCGAGTGGCTTCTCTATTTTAAGCATGTAGTAGCTTTTCAGCACCAGCGGCCAAAAATGCAGATCGGGTTTTAAATCTTTTATCCTTACCAACATTATCATCAATCTTCCGAATTAATCGGCTTGGCAAAGTAACATTGATTTTTTCTGGCTTACCTAAATAACGACTAACATCAACTTCAGTAACTGCCCAGATCATTCCTTTATAGTCGGTATCATCTAGAAACTTACCTACTTCAGATGCTAAAGGAATTTCCTCACCATCTTCAGCTAGGATTTCTAAATGACCAGAAATAGCCTCTTTTACGTTCTCGATAGCTTCCTCTAATGTGTCGCCAGCACTAAAACAACCTGGAATATCAGGAACAGTGACACCAAATGCTTCGGTATCTGATCCTCGTTCAATTGCAATTGGATATAACATCTCAACACTCCATGCCCTTGGCATAAACATATCGCCCACTGCGTTATGGTTAGTTGTAAAGGGCAGATATTTAAAGTCAGGAAACAGCGGGTCAATTTAGACCCGCTTGCTTCAAAATGCTTTTAACAGTTCCGTTTGGTAAATCTTTTTTAGGATGCGGGATTGTAACTAACCCCTTTTTGGTTGGGTGTTTGAAGTGATGATGACTTCCTGTAACCCTAACCTCATACCAACCGTCTGCTTCAATCATTTTGATTAAATCCAGACTTTTCACACCATTCCCTTCTTAACTCGATGAAGCAATTATAACCCTAGAGTTATTTTAAGTAAATACCTCTAGGGTTATTTTTTAATAGGCTGCTTCATTTTTTTGTGAGAATCATCCAGAAAAATATTATCCATCGCAAAAATACAGTCGTTAAAAATATCTCTTTCGACTGGCAATTCGTAATGTTCACAATATGCAGATATGGATGAAATATCCAAAGCTAGAGGAATGCCTTGCTCATAACGTCTTGAGCGCGAAATAACGTTATACGCCGATAAAATTGCATGTGAGGTAAATGAATATTCAGGCTTTTGAAATTCTTCTGGCTTTTTCAAGTTTAAGGCTTTGGCGATTGCCGTTTGTTTCTGGCCGTAGTCGTTCGCTTCTTCTTCTGAGCTGAACTTGGACCAGTTGTAGAGCTGGACGACTTTCCCACTACTTCATCCTTGTAAAAATCTGCTTCGTTTTGGATATTCTCTGCTTCTTGTCTGATGTATAACCAAACAGCTACCCCTATATCTCCCATATTTAAAAGCTTTATTGCATTTTCGGGTGAATATTCTGGCTCTGTTTCTACAATCTCTTTTTCTGCATTCTCCTCCTCAAAAATGACACCTTTCCAGTCCTCGATAAGATGACATGCGGCTGCTTCTAAAAGTAGCTCATGATAAAGCTTATCTTCTTTTGAAGCCTTACTGACATCATAGCCTTTAGAGGTAATTTGGTTATTTGCTCGTTCAAGGGCCACCTGATATGGTTTATAAGAGATACCACGAATTTTAAATTCAGCTAATACATTTCCTTCTTTATCAACGTACTCCCGCCATTTACTAACCGTTTTACTAGTCTGAATGCTTACTTTTAAAGCCATGTTTAACTCCAAAAAAAGCAGCCCTAAAGGCTGCTATCAGATTAATTAAGTTGTAGGAACTGTTGCTGGTGTACGGGTAATGGTTGGGGCGACTTCGACTACTTTATATTCAAATGAAGCGTTTAAAAGGTCGCCATTACCACCACTTGGCAAAGGTGCTGTAATTTCAGCTTTAGGGATAAAAATTTCATATTTGTTCCCATCTGTATCAGTGATTGGAACCTTCAAAGAAATTGTTTTATTGGTGAATTGCTTTTCATACATATCAGATGTGTTACGTGACCATGCCGCCGTAAATGAACCTGTACCATTGGCAAGCATTTCTAAAATTGCACGTGCATTGATACCACCACCCAAGCAACGTTGCAGCTGCATAGTGTTATCCCAATTAAATGCAAAAGCGGTTAGGCATGAAATCCCCGCTTGAGAAACGCCATCAATCAAAATATCGCCGACTGAGATATTCGACATTTTTGGGTTGTTATCTGCAGCTGTAATTGTTCCAGCTGGTGCTGAAGAAAAGTTTGTACGACCAAGAGCCATTAGGCCGAAAGTCATTGTAATTAAGCCAGCTTCAGGAATATCAATTCCAAAAGTGTTTACATGACATCCACGGAAAACATGGTAGTCATTAACATCTTCAAAGCCACGTAAAACAGAAAATGTTTGACGAAGTGTGCCACCAAAAGTTAAAACATTTGAGGACCAGTTATTAAAAGCAGCTGCAGCCATCAAGTCTTGAACTAAAACGCTGTACTTCGCTTCACATTTTAATTCACCGGCATACTCTGCACCGGTAATCATTGATGAACGTGCAATACGGCCACTTGTGATTGAGTTAGAGTCTTCCTTTGTTACTGTCGCATCAAGGCCATTTTCAGTAAATTCAAAGGTCGTACGTGCGAAGGGTGATGGTGTGGTACCAACAGTGGTTTCCTTCGCGATTTGTGTTATCTGACGTGCACCACTCGACATATCTATATACTCCGACGTTAGGCATAAAAAAAGCCACCCGAAGGTGGCTATAAAATTAGGGACGTAAAAAAACCGCCCTCAGGCGGTAACTTCTTTAAAACTTAATATCAATCATCCAAATCAACACTTACTCCAGTAACAATATTTAAATTTGGTCCATTTATGCTATTAACATTAGCGAGGCGAATTTTTACATCAGAAATACATAATTTATTAGACAACTGCCATTTACTTAACTCCTTAGCCATTACATCTGCCAAGTGTCGTTCAAGCTCTTGTTTTTTAATTTCAATTTCTTCTAGCGTCAGCATGTAAGACATATCAATTCACCGTAAATCCAATCGTCACATTGTACTGCAGAAAGTCAGCATCTTTACCCGCATCTATCGTTTGACCTTGAAAGCATTCTAAATGCCCAATCCTGAAATATTCAAAATGTGAAAGTAATGCAACACTTAGAATAGTTATTGCCTGGTCTCCCGTGTCTGGTCTTGCAAAGCATTGAATCAAGATATTCCCAGTACGTCGAGTACAGGGTGTATCGGCTAATCCAGCAATGAAACTTGGACCCCACTTAATGGTTAATCGGCACCATAAGCCCTTTGCCGGTGCCAAGAAACCTTGTGCATTTGGATAATGGATTCTTTCTTGAGAAATTCCTGTAAAGGTCATCATACGGTCGACTATTGCTTGTCTAGCTTGCTCTAATGTCATTGGCATATTAGCCACCATATTTTTGTGTAATGTAAGTGAAAGTAGTGCTGTAAATACCAAGAGGTGCTTGATCAGACCAACCGTTTTCTAATCGCGGACCATAGGCTTTGTTGTTTTGAATATAGATCAGATTTCCAAGCTTAAACTTGACTGCTTGAATTGCTGCATCTTGAACTGGATTAGTTGATGGTTCACGAACACCATAATCAGCAGTTCCAATAGATACAATATGAGAAGCTCTGTAAGCACCTGTATCAACTGGACTCGAAACTACAAGTGATTGCACGGTATCCATCGTGATTTTCTTTACTTGCTCTTCAGCATTTTTCACCACATCAACACTAAAGCTAGTCGGCTTTTTCCCCTTCCACCCCATTGCTCACCTCGCTTGCTTCGTACATTTCAAATAGGTCTTGAGCGATCGCTTGAATTGAATATGCTTCAAACTCAACACTTGGTTCACTTTCACCCATTCGCTTCTTTACTATTTGCCAAACGTGAACCGCTTCATGTAAAAGCAATCCATATACTTGAATTTTATCTTTATCCGCCGTATCACCAATTTGGACGATTGCATATGCACCATCAGAAAAAGTACTAACCTGTGCATCCGCTCCCATATCCAAAAATTGATCAGCTTCATCCATATCTTCAAATAACAAATCCATGTGAAGCTGATTTCTAGCAAGCGTGTATTGCACATGCTGAAAAGGTGTGATGTACCACTCTGGAACATATTCGGTATTAACCATTTTAGCCCCTACACCTTTCGAAGCTGACATTTCCAGCTTGCACTGATTGGATCTTGTTTGATATGCATGATGCGATATGTACCTTGCGCCGTACTCCATTCGTCATCAATCATCGGCTCTTTGGTAACTTCATTCTGCAGCACAGTTGCCTTTTTATCTGTGGCCAGTACTCCGAGAGTTTGTATTTCATATTGATTGTATGAGCCAAACAGAACGCCACGACCCTCATAATGCTCAATGACATTTTCAGAGGTGTTTGTTTTAGGGTTCCAGTTGGTACTAACAACCCTGTCACATGTAAATGTTTGGACCGCATCCGCCAGATCCTCATTAAATGCTTCAGCAATATCTGCCTGAATTTCGTCACGTAAGCCCATATCATGCCCTGTAAAGTGGTATGCCAAAGCCATTAAAACTTGCATTTGGATCTTTCAATTCAAGTGAATCAATAAAATCAATTGCTATCTGTTCGAAGCTAGAGATTGCTTCAGATCCGTCCTGATATTCTTTTTCTGACTCAACAGAATCAGCTTTAACTTTCTTACGCTTCAACTGCTGGTCTTTGCCGTTATAAATTACTTTGGCCAGAATTCCTTTGATAATTTCACAAGCCGCGTCTTTAAGAAGTGGATCAATAGGATCTGGTACAAAACCAATCCGTTTTTTCATCCAAACATTAGCCAGCTTTACCAGACGAGCTTTATCACTGTCTGGTGCAAAATCGCTGCCCAAAATTGAATTTGCGTCATCTACAGTAATAAAGCTCATTGCATTATTCCTTCGGGATTAATTTAAGGAGTTCTGCTTTTGTTGCTGACGGCTTGTAACCAATATTTTTACTAGCCAAATACTCTTTTAATTGATCATTTGACCAGTTTTCAAAATCATTAGCTGCCGTTTCTGTAGCTGGGTTTTCTGCCGATTTTCCAGCTTCCAATTCAACAATACGTGCTTGCATTGCGGGAATATCGTTTTTAAAAGCATCAAACTCTGCTTGAATGCTTACTACCTTTTCTTCAGCCGCTTTAGTAGCATTGTCAGCTTGGAGTACAGCATCTTTTAAACGTGAGTTTTCAGAAATTAACTCCGAACTATCACCACTAGCTTGTTCCAAGATTTCGATTTTCTGTTTAAGTTGTCCGTTTTCCTCAACAACCTTTTCACACTCAGCTTTAGTTTTATCAATAACTTCTTGCAGCTCTGGAGTAATTCCAACCGCTACATTTACAGTGGCCAAAGTGGTTTTTGCAGGCTCTTCCAATTTGCGAACTTCAACAGGAATATCCAGAGCTTGGTAATCATTTTGGATTTTCGGGTAATCACCGTAAATAATTACTTCTTCAGCACTTCGATTCGGATGTTCGTAATAATCAGGATTGGCAATAGTTCCAACCTCTAACGCAGCTGCAGCAGCAATACGTGTATAAATTAGCTTCATGATGCATTTCTCTTAAATGTAAAAAGAGGGCTTAATAGCCCTCTTATAGTGAGATGTTTATGAGTTAACCAGTTGTTGTTGTGCCAGATAGATCAAGCAATGTGCCTGCTGTCATTTTGTTGCTAGTAGCATGTTTTTTCCAGTTGGCACTTGAACCAAGTAAAGTAAGGTCAGGGTTTTCACCTTTTGATGTATCCCAGCTATAACCAAGAATATCTAGGTTAAATGTACCCTCAGCACGCATACCGATTGCCAAGTTTTCTTCATCATTGATGTCATACGCGCGGAAGCCTGGTACTTGTGATTCTGTAACAGTAACTGCACCCATTTGCAAACCAAATGCATCATCATCACCTACGGCATCTGTAACCAATACCGGCTTACCTAAGGTACCCGGTAAACCACCATAGATAACGATTTCAGATTCGCCATAAATTTGATTAGTGATTGCATCATCGACAATATCGAAATAAGTATCTGAGTTCATTACCCATAAACTAATACGTCCAAACTTATCGCCAAACTTACGCATACCACGTGTTAATGCTTTACGCCCATCTACAGCAATACTGCCTTTGGCAACCATATCCGGGTTGCTAGAAATAGCTGCTTTTAAGGAGGCTAAACTGTACTGTAAACGACCAGCAACCAATGCATCTGCTAAATCATAACCAAGAATCATAGCAAACTCTTCAGGTGTACGTGCACGGCGTTTGAATGCCTCTTCAGTAGAAGCATAAGGACCATATTTATATGGCACTTTTACACCTACAGATTCACCAGAACCAATTTTCTCTGGAACTACTTTGGCGGTTGAATTCACATCACGATGTTTGATGCTACCGCCCACTTTGTAGAATGCTTCTTTATTGAAATCACCTTCAATGATCTCATTGCGATAAACAATTGCACCATTAGAGGCTTGGTTAAATACATTCAAATTATCTTGCAAACGCTCTAAATAAGCAGTTTGAGCCAATTGATTGTAGATGATCATGTCTGAATTAACTGTTGTAGTCATAACTACTTATCTCCAAATTTTTAATGATTAGTTCGGCAGTTTTAGGAAGGCATCATTGCCATGTTCTTTGATGTAGTCAGCTTTCTGAGAAACAGACATTTCACTGCGTTTCATTCCTGCAGGAGCTCCACCTTTGCCCCCGCTTTGGAAACCGCCACCAGTTCCTTTACCACCTTTAAGAATTAAGTCTTTATGCTGGTATCCACCAACCAAGGACTCTAAAGCTTCATCAACATTTGCAAGTTCACCCGGGCGGACACGTGAATAAATCTTTTCGCCGTTCGGATCGTATGCAACCACCTTGCCTTCTTCGATTTTGAAGTGATGGCCAAAGGTTGCCTGAACCATGTCCACAGGTACTGCAATGTTGTCTTGAATGTACTTAGAACGAGCAAAACCACCGCCGATTAGTTCTTTGTGTAAAGAGGCTTCTAGTGCGTCACGTTGCTCAACAATCGGAGCATATTTTTCTTCAACTGCCTTGATAGCTTCAGCTTTCACTTTCTCAACTTCACCAGCATCCACCAGCTTTTTATCGTCGAGATTTTGGATTGTTTGTAATGCCTTTTTAGCTGCCGCAGGGTCTTCGATTCCTTCAAAAGCTTTTAATGCTTTTTCAGCTGCTTCTTTGGCTTCACGATGTGTTTTAGCTTCATTGTTTAAGCGTGCAATTGTTGCTACCGAATGTGGTGCATCATGTGGCATTTCTTTGCCGTCATCATGAATATAGATCGGCTTATCACCGTCTACTTCCGCATAAACTTTACCGTCGATTGTTACTGTTTTAAGTTTCATTGGTCATCCAACCTATATATACAAAATGGGCATCCGCCCGGATTCGCCGTTAGCATCCGCTTTCGGCAGGCAATAAAAAAGCGCCCTTTAGGACGCTTCATTTCTATAAATGATTATTTACTTAAAGCTTGGCGTACAAATGCATCTTTTGCTTCAAGTAGCTTTCTTAATCCTGTGGATTTTTCAGGCCCGTCAGGAAGTTGCTCATCCATTTGCCGAGCTAAATCACCAATTGGCTTACTAACTTGCTGCAAATGTTCAGGTAAATGTTCATATTGGAAATATTGGATAATAGGACTTGGCATTTTCTTCTCGCAAAAAAAGCACCCGAAGGTGCTATGGTTAAAAATTAAGTTCTATTTGATGAGTGCAATTGCTTTTAATCTTTCAAAAGTAAAACCATAAATTGCCATGGCTTGAAACCTTAATTTGAAGAAATGGCACCAGAATTCATTTTGTGCTCAGAATATATTGAGCATCTGACATATTGATTTGCTTTTCAGGCATTTGTAGTACCTTTAGCTACGTTTACTTTTTATTCCAAACCTCTGATCTAGGTTCATCACCAAATAAGCGGATGCCTTGAGGACCACCCACATCAAATGTTGCCGTGATAGTCGCTGGACCCTCAAAAATACTACAATTCATTTTTACAGAGGTTAATCCAGCTAATGGAATACCTGTTTCCTCGTCACAAAGAGCAAGATGAGAAGATTTATCTGAAACTCTTTTAAGTACTAAATGCCTAACTTTTGATTCACTCATAAGCCAAACTCCATAAATGACAAAAGCGCTGTTTGGGCGCTTTTATAGGTGAAAATTGTGTCTAAAGTGAATTTAGGATTGCCTGTCATCGGCGATAATTACTCACAGTTAAATCCAGTTCCAACAAGGTCTTTTTTCAAATTTGAAACGAGATTTTGTTGTTCCTGCTGTTGTCCACTAAGATAATTTTTATCTAGAGTCTCTGCACCATCAATAGATTTATAAAGCTCTTTAGATTCCTCTAAATTGTCTTTTAAAAACGTGGTGAGGTTTAGTTTCGCCTGGGCAGCTCTACATAAATTATTTTTAGCTTCTAAATCTTGAGTAGCCTGTTTTACTTGACCAGTTGTAGGATCAAAAGAATATGCATTTGCCATTGCTGACTCCAAAGCTTCAGACAATCGATCATATTCTTTAAGATATTTTTGACTTGGTTCAGCTAAACAAGTGATGGAAATTAGGGTTAGACATACAAAAGCTATTGTTTTCATATTGTATAAATTCTGATGTTTTAAAAAATATAACATAAGAAAAATTACAGACCCAACTTTTTAAAAGCTTTTTCATCCAACTTTCTCAAATCATCTAAGCTATAGAAACGGCCTTCAGGATCAAAGAACTTTTCAAAATCAAATTTCCCATCTTTATAGAGCTTAAAGCGCTTTGGCCCTAGCCACTCCCTTTGAAAGAAATCATCTGTTTTCTTAAAGAACTCTTTGAATGTGGTGTTTGCATCTAACTGTCCTATTAACTGGCTTCGCTCTTCTTTGGAGATGTCTTTAACTCTACGTTCGTCCATTACAAATGGCCGTTCGCCAACAAGTTGACCGTCCTTCTCGACCGGAACCAAGATACTGCGACAGTTAGGATGTAACGGCGGTACACGTTTTGCCGGATCATTTATTTCCCACACTGAACCATCTAATGAAGCGCAAAGCTTAGAAGTTCGTCCATCTAAAACGCTAACAAATCGGACATATTCAAAGCCAATTTGGTTGAAGCTATTTAGATAGGCTTGATTAGCTACATGACTTCGCACAGTTCTTACCGTTCGCTCAATATCAGTTTTGGTACCATTTAAGATCCCATCTTCATAGTTAAGCCGTTTGGTACCACGAATACGCTGAACAATTTCTTGGTTAGTTTTGCCTGAATTAATACCATCTCGAATTGCATACTCAACCTTTTGACGGGCACTTTCAGCAATTCTTGAAAGCAGATCATCGACAAGAGCGCCACCTGCCAACGGAACTTTTTTAGCGGATAAGAATAGTTTTTCCCCATCAGGCTTATTAATTTTTGCTCCATAGAGCTTAGCTACGTAATTGGCCTCATAAACAGCCAGCGCCGTAGCAGAAACGGCAAAAGCTTCAGGTAATGCTAAATTAACACTGGCAAACCATTGGGCAATCAAATCCCTAATTTCCCTTAAATTTGAAGTTGTATATTTACCACCAGCTAAAGCAACTTTCTCCGACTCATTAAGCTCATCCAATAAATCCCGAAGCTTAGATAGCATCTTGCTCGTATCATCATTGAATAAAGCCAATAACTCATTTACCGTTTTTGATGAAGCACGATAAAGATAGGCCTGGTGCTGAGTGAGTGCTTCAAATAGTTTTTTGATATCTGTTGCCATCTCACTCTACCTTTTGATTTAAAGTCCCATCTTGCTCTGCTTCAACATTCTGAAGCTCTTCTTCATATTTTTGTTTAGGGAACATACCTGTTTGGTTGTATTCCCACCATGATTTAAATGAAGATCGGCCTTGTAGAGCTGCTTCAAATAACTGTCGAGCTAACTCAGCTAAATAACCCTGTTTGTTAAATTCTTGACTGATTTCGAACATCAAATCATCTTTAGTTAGAACATCCACATTAGGCGTTACAAACTTAGCAGCCCATCGTAATGCTGCTGACAAGGCTTCATTCATATTGACTACACAAAGCGAAAGAACGGAATGTTGAACGGCGTCATCACTATTTGCCTCTGTAGCAGTCTTTTTGCTTCCAGAACCCTTCTCGATTAAACGTGCCCCCATCTCCTTCATTTTTTCCCACTTGTCTTTCATGGCTTCCCGGGCAAGCGTATTAGGATCAGCTTGAACAATACCTAGACCACCATTTTCAGGTAAAGGCAAAAGTACTTTCGCACCAATGTAGATGCCACGTTTCTTGGCTTGGTCATACCACTCCCAATTAACACCCTTCGCATAATATTGAGGTTGCCCCATATAAAAAACGGACTCTTGAAAGTCCGCACTGTCTCTGTAATGGGCTAAATTGAGATTAGCCAAAGGAAGTAATGGTGGCTTTTTAATCTCTTCTGAATTATCAATTGCACCTACAAATGTAAAAGGTATATAGGTCCAGAAATTCCCGTTGTAATCTGTTGGAAACTTCTTATCTCCGCCAACCCAGTTACCCTTTTCACCCTTTGTGTACACCTGAACGGAATAAATATATTCCCCATTACCCTCTTGCTCTAAACGAAGTACACGATATTGCTCTTGTTCGGTTTTACTAAATCCATCAGCACCGCGCTCAGACCTAAATTCACGGATAACTACGAGACAAAGTTTTTTCTGGTTATCGACCATTACTGAATCCCAATTCACTACATCTATGGCATTCAATAAATGAATCATTGGATAGGCTTTTTGCGCTTTAAATTCCGCTAGATTACGAGCTGGTGGCACATCAGGATAATCAACATATAAAGCACAACGATAATGCTTCAATAAGTGGCGAATTCCATTTTGAGCCAATTGATAAGTACTTAAACCGGCTCCATTCGCATTACGTTCTAAATGAGCAAGGTCGGGAGGAAATTTAAAACTTGGATCTGTTGCAAAAGCTGCTCCAACTAAACTATTTGATGTAGTCCCTGTTACTTCATAAAAGACTGCACGAGTAAGATAAGCCTCATAAGCGCTTTTATTTGCAGGTGACTTATCATGTGCATTTGGCATCGGCAAATATTTTTCACCTTTAGCCTTAACTGCATCCTCACCTTCACAAACATCATCAAGTTTTTGCCAGTATGGCAAGTTTTTAACATATTCAGCATGTTGAAAAGTTACATCACTCATCGAGCAAATCCCATATCAGCAAAGAAGGCTTCAAAACCTTCATGTAATTCATTAAACGCATCTGAAGCTGCATCCACTTGGTCGTCATGTGTGCCATTAGGAAAATGACGAAGCTCATCAATAAAATCCTTATTCCATTCACCTTTGAGCATTCGTACATTTCCCACGTTAACTTGGGCCGCAAATGGTTGTGCCCGTGTGAGCTTGTCACCTGAAATTGGTTTGGCTATCACGTTATAACCGGCAAGAAGCTTCACAAATGAATTAGCTTGCGATTTGCCTGCTTGACCGGGGTCTTGTGGTAAACGCACAGAAACTTTTTTCCCATCTAGCTTTGCTGTTTGTTCTAAACGCTTATTCACATTGTCTGGACCAAGCTGTCCTCTTGTAACATCGACAATGTAAGTAAAACCATCTGCGCCTAGAGCTTCTCGCACACCTACTGTAAAGTCGCCTTCATTTTCGGTTGCCCCAAAGTCCCAAGCCCTAACTTGTTTCAATACATCTGCAGGCAAAGCCTCAACAATTTGAATATTGTCAGGCTTAAAAAAACCGCCTGCTGGCGGTGATGGCATTTGTCGGTACTGCCCGGCAAATACATACGGTGCCGCTTGCTCCATTAGTCTCAATTTTTGGATATTGTGTTTTGCTGGCCACAGTGCGGATCCGTCTTCCTGAATAGCTGAAAGACATAGATGCTCCCACACTTCACCGTTACCACCAGCTACAGGAACGCCGTCTTTTCTATCACCTAGCAACCATCCAGCTAAATCATCTTCATGAAGTCGCTGCATAATCACAATGATCGGCGTATCTGGCGAGTTAGTACGCGATTCGAGTGTGTTCTGAAACCAATCAATTACCCCTTCTCGAATAGTTTTTGATGAAGCTTCATGTGCTTTATGTGGGTCATCAATAATAATGCAGCCACCAAAGCCTTTACGAAGTTTTCCTGCACCAAAACCAGTAATCGTACCGCCTGTACCTGTCGCATAGCAGACACCGCCTTGAGAAGTTCTCCAGAAGTCTTTAGCCTTACTATCATCACGCAATGTAAGCTCAGGAAAGACTTTTCTATACGCCTCTTCTTGTACAAGAGTTCGTATTTGGAAGGCATTATTTGCGGCAAGCATTGCCGAGTAACTGATATGAATAAACTCACAGTCTGGATTCTTACCAAAACACCAAGCCATGAAATTAATTACAGCAATTTCAGTTTTAGAATATCGTGGTGGAACGTTAATAATTAACCGCTTTATCTCTCCGCGATAAACTTTCATTAAAGCTTCGCAGATTTCTAAGTGGTGCCAATTTTGCATCCATTTATAACCACGGCGCTCCTTAAACATGTACCTTGTGAAGAAATATAAATCTTCTTGCGCCTCGATCCGGATGGCTTTATCCCGAGCCGCATCAGTACTCATCTAAGACTTCCCTCCGCGCTTTTAAGTAATCTTCCATTGGAACTGGAATTTCTGAATTAACTGTTTGGACTGGTCCGCCGTCTTTGCCTGTAATTTCTTGGCGATTAGTAAATTGACCACCAATGTCTTTAGCGGCTTGCTCAAGAATTTTTAAGGCTGTTTTGACGTTTCTAGTCTTCTCAAGTTGTCTTTGGTATTGCTTCAATCGGTAGTACTTATTAGCAATTGGAATATCAATTAAGCCTTTATCAAACTCATCTCTGGTTTTTTCAAATAGTTCGACATACTTTTTGCTTAAGTTCTTACCAGCAACCTTTGTAGGGTCATAAGTTGCAACTTGAACACGATCTATATCAACGCCAAATTCTTGTTTTACGAGTTCAGCCACTTCTTGAGGTGTATCACGACAAGCAAGAGACTGAACTATAAAGATTTTCACAGGCTCTTTTAGTGTCGCCATAACTTCCTCATCGTATAACTACGTATAACAAAATGGGCAAAAAAAAGAGCCATTTGGCTCAATTGATTACACAGTTTCCGCAGCATTTTGAAATATCAAGATTCGAAACAAACGGCGGATTTTTTGCGACTTCAATAAGTCGCTTAACATTTTTGCTTGGTCCATAACGTTTAACTACGCCAATAAACTCTTCAACGTCATGACCTGCAAGATAGTGCTTAGGAAGACCAGAACTATCGCTATAAACAATTTCTCCGTCCTCGTCTCTCATCACTCCAATGTGGTAAAGCTCATGTTCAAGTAAGTAACAGAACTCTGTATCGTTTGCACGCTCACAGAAAGAAGCGTCGACAGTTATTAAGTATGTTGGCACAAAACCGAACCAGTCACGCATCTGTTGCTCTTGTCTAGCTTTACGCCAGCCACCGACGTTAAACATTACTTTTTCACACTGCCCCAGCACCATCGCCTGCTTGCTTTTATATGCAGAAGAGGCCCAAGCAAATGCCAAGAACTCTTCATTATCATGAAGTAACTCAGCAATATGATCATGATCTGGATTATAAAGAGGCCCACCAATCGTTAAGTAATTAGCCACAACCCATTTTTTTAGGTCTGGAGCCGGTATTAAACGAATTGCTTCCTCTTCTTCAGCTTGATCAATAAAATCAGTTGGTGGAAACGGTCTGATCTGATCCATTAAATATTTGCCTCTTTAAGTTTTTAAGCCACTGACTAGCAAAATGAGCTTGTATCTGTAACGGGCCAGTTTCATTAATTTTAAAACTTGGTGCTGCCTCTAACCGAACAACCGTATAACCCATTGCTTCAGCATCATCGTATCGATCCATACTCCAAGCTTTATCTTTGAGCTTACCTTTTCGACCACCTGACCATGGACCACCCGCAATTTCGACCAGAATACGATGTTCAATTAAATGAAAATCAAAGCGCCAATGCTTTGTTGATTTAAACTTAAATTTCTTTTCATATTTGATTTCAAGCACATCTAATGCCTGGGTAAATTCTTCTTCAGCTTCTAGGTATTTTTGAGTTGCTTTGGGTAATGGGCGGCTTTTGGGTTTTGTTCTTGGTTCTTTTTTTCTTGTGAGCCAAAAATAATCGTTACTGTCCATATAAGGCAGTCCGTAAATTATTAACTTGCTTTTTTAATCTAAGAATTATTCTATCAATAACTAACATTTCATCACGGCTAAGACCCGATCTGGAGAGATTTTGATAGCGCTCAAGTTCCTGTGAATATTTATCCAGATTTTTTTTAGCTTCGTTTTTGTCCATATATCCAGCTCACTTATGTTTATTAAGACGACGAGCAATAAGGCGTTTTTTCTTTTGACTTAGTTTGTTAGGTTTACTCTTTACTGGATTTGCCTTACAGCTCAAAGGTGATGCATGTCCACCTGATGCAACCAAGGTGCTTAAAACACTTAGTTTTGTATTTAAGGCCATTAATCCAGCAGTAGTGGCTAGTAATAATCGGATCATACGCACTTTTATTTCTCCAAAAGAAAAAGCCCCTCCAATAACCATTTTTTAGAGGGGCCGTTTGCGCCGCAATTATTACGGCAAACTTTTAAACCAAATTATGAGATCAATAATTCATAATTATCAGTTCATTACTTTTCTTACTCTTAGCGGCCAAATCACGACCAACAGAATAATTAATTGAAGTACATGCAAAATTAAAACCTTTAAAGATTTCACGAATCTTTTCATGATCATTAATTGAAAGCATTACCTTCCCTTTGCAAGTCTTCATCTTTTCAGAAAGAAGTTCATACTGATCTAATGGAAAATCCACTCCATAACCTGCTGTATCTAGATACGGCGGATCAGCATAAAAAAATGTATGTCCTCGGTCATACTTATCAAAGCAAATATCCCAGGACAGGTTTTCAATATAGACTCCATTCAAACGCAAATGTGCTGCACTTAAACTTTCCTCTATCCGCAAGAGATTTAAAGAGCGGCCTGTTGTTGCATATCCAAATGTCTGCCCAGAAACCTTACCACCAAACGCATGTTGCTGAAGGTAATAAAATCTTGCAGCTCGCTGAATATCCGTTAGTGTGTCTGGTACTTTTAGTTTTTCCCATTCAAAAATCTGGCGACTTGAAATGCACCATTTGAATTGACGCACAAATTCTTCTAAATGGTTCTGAACAACCCTGTAAAGGTTTACGAGTTCACCATTCAGATCATTGATTACTTCTGTCTTTGCATGGTCTTCTCTTAAGAAAAATAGAGCAGCTCCACCGCAAAACAGTTCCACATAACACGAATGCTCTGGGAATTTACTCAACAAATCCTTAGCTAAACGGGTTTTACCACCTTGCCATGGAATTATTGGTTTTGATTTCATAAAAATTTTCCTGTGCAAAAGCAATTGATTCTGATAGCCTTCGCAAATCGTGTGCACGATAGCTGGGCTTGGCTTTTGGCAGGCTACATCTGTCAGGAGGTCGAAGTGCTGTTACCGCAGTACTTCGTCCCCAGTTTTACTCGATATAAAAAAACTCGGTCTCCATTTGGGACCGAGTTTTTTTTGGCAATAAAAAAGCCCACCTATTTAGTTGAGCTCTTAAATTGATTTTGGTCTAATTTATACTACGACCAATTTAATAAAACTATACCTTAGTTAGCGCAAAAGTGGAAACTAATTTCTTACCTCATTTAAAGTTTCTTCCTTGTAACGTTTAGCAATTTTAGTAGCTTTTTTAATTTCTTCTTCTAATGCAGCTACCATTAACTTTTCATACCGTTTCCAAGTTTGACGATAAACCTCGGGATTCATCTGATAACTTCTAATACCAGCATAAACTAAACGCCCAGGATCTTTATGCCCATTTTCTAATTCAGGATCTAAAGCATAGTCAATAACAATACGAGCAATTAACCAGGCTAAATGATAAATCGCAATTCCTTCCGGCTCTCTTCTTTTATCCTTTTTGGCTCCATCCATCATGATTTTCGCCAGGTGATTCCTAACGTACTCATAATCCTGTTGTGACTTACCCTCGGTCATAATGACCATTGCAACTGATTTTGTAAGTTGATCACCCATAGCTGCTACCACCCCTAATTTATCTTGAAAGTCTATTGACCTCCCGTCTGTACATCTAACATTCGCAGCGCCATAAGATGGTGACTTCAAGCTTGCTCCACTTACGAACCATTCAAAAATTTGAAATCTTGACCAATCCATTACAACTGTAGACTGCATATTCACCACCTTATTCAATACGTTAATTATTCAAATGCTTTTGGAACTCACTAAAAAGTAGTTCCTCGATTGGTTCATCTACACTTAATTCATGATCAAGTGACCAAGGATTTATATAAACCTTATCCCCGCACATAACGGCGAGCTTTCCCTTAAACTGACAACCAGAAAAATCACCACTGTATTTGCGTGCATAAAGCACAGCTAAAGCATCAAATTCATCTGTAGTTAAGAATGCATCCATATTTATTTTTAATATGAAAAACTTCTTATCTACAGTCCAACCTACCGTTTCAATATCGGTCATAAACCCTCCTCAAACCTCTCTAACATCAATGCCGTGTACAGTTTTCATCAAATGCTTTTTATTGCGGTAACTCGGCAATTTACGTGTTGCAAGTGATTTAACGTCCTCAACAATGAATTCGCCATTAATGAGGTAGTAAGTAAAATCAGCAAAATATCTAAGTGCTGGTTTAGCTCGTTTCTCCCCTTCTAATTTTGTCTTCGGTGCCAATTCAAATTTTGTGTGATGCTGCAATTCTTTAATTTCACCTCGTTGTTGTAGAGCCTTTAGCTCGATATACCGTTTGTATTCTTTAGTACTGTCAAAAGTCATTCCATCCAATTTAATTTTCGAAGCATTAAACTTGTTTCGACCCTTTTTCTTTTGAACATTCGGGCATGTAAGGCGGTAATCAGCAAGGCTCATTGATGTCATTTAGGCTCACCACCATTGAGCACTTGCTCTAAAGCTTTAAAGGTTCGAATCATTGCCATTTGTAGAAATTCATGATTGCCGCGCATGTCCCCTTCAACATACTGCAAAGCATATTGAGTCTCCTTTAATGCCCCATCTAAACGCTTTTGCAATTCCTCTACTTTCGCTTGCAGGTGCTGCCATACAAGGTTGTGTTGATAAACATTTTCTCTAATGTACGTATCTTCATAGCGTTCAAATAGATTAGCGGGCGGAACAAAACCATAAGGCTTGTAATATGTATCTAAGTACCACTGCTCAAACTCTTCCATCACACATCCTCCACTTTGCAATTAGCGTAGGTCTCAAAGAAAAACTTCACAGGCTCAGATTTGATTTCAATCAGCCCAAAACGTAATAAATGACGAGCATGTGTGCTATCTCGTAACAACTGAACATCACGATAATGTGTGAGCATCCTCCGCCACCCTTCCAAGGGCATAGACGACTTGTTTGTATTGCAAGGAACACATGCAGGGTTCATGTTTTCTAAAGTGTCGTTTTGCGGTCTAGTCATTTCACCCGTAATTAACTTACCGCCACCAACATGAATTAAATCTCGCTTCACTGCTTCGATATGGTCTGCATGCCACTTATCGCCAAGCAAATCACCACAGTAAGCGCAATGTCCACCAAACTTTTGTTTTAGCTCAGCACGTTGCTGTTTAGTTAGTTTCATTGGTGAATTCCTTTCTTAATATGTTCTTTACGCGCCAACCACCACAAAACCACCGCACCGCTAATAGCTGCTGTAAAAAATGAAATGAGTACACCCCACGCTAAAATCTCGAATTTGGTCATGCTGATTTCTCCCAACTGACGTCTATCAGGCTTGGTCTAAACACCACAACACAGCAACCAAAAGGTGCATTCGTTTTAGAACCACCAAACTTTAGGCGTCCACGAATAAAATGAATTTCTCTTCCTAAGCAGTAATCTTGAAACCATCGGGCATCAGTCCTTACTGGAACGAGTGCAACTACCGTATGCCCTTTACTTGCTGTTTCAGCTGCCTTAGCAACCCAATCTATGATTTCTTTTCCGTAAGGTGGATTCATCCAGCATGTCCCGGTCCACTCTTGCTTTAGACCATCAATTTCAGGTGTAAAATAACGTTCACATTTAGCGTTTTCAGGCAGAGCACAAACGTCTAAATCAAAGTTAAATACTCGATCCAATTTTTCGAAAAAATCTTGCGGCGTAGCCCATACATCAGTTCGATCATCAGCTAATCCAAATAACTTATTTTTTGTCATGGAATTCATACATTCGCCCCATCAATTAACTGCTGAATATTTCTAGGGATTGGCATACCTTCACGGCGGCACATCTCAGCGTATTCGTGCGGATTGTCAAAAGGATCTGGACCTAGCTCTTGTTTGAGTTCTGGCTCTTTTTCCTTAGCCTTAAGCTTTTGTACTGGTGCAGGTTTACGACCATTGATTTTTAAACGTTCCATCAATGATTGGAGATGCTTTTGCGCTTCGTCATTGCTTACTGGGGTGTGTTCAGGTTCTTTATGCTCTAGTTGTAGCGGTGGAGTGTAAAACTCTTGCTGACGGCCTTTTAACTGAGCTTTAGCCACCATCACGTTGTATGTCCCGAAGAAATTATCTTGAGCTGCTCGCATTTGGCCAGCTTCGATCAAATACATAACCTCGTCTAAGGCGTACTTAGTGATTTGGGTAATAACCACGGAACGGTCAGTCGTAAACTTACATGCACGTGACCAAGCTTCCTCTGGAGACATCCAACTTTCACCAATACACCAGGTGCGAAACTCAGCAAATGACGGCATAAAACGCCCACCTGCTGTAAGTAATCGAGCAAGTGCGTTGTTAAATTGATTTTGTTGAACGCCAACCAGTGTTTTAAGTGCGATTTGCTCAACCACTGACAGAGGAATTGCGCTTTCGCCTGTTGCTGGAAATTGCTTATTGAACTGAGCAGCGTAAACAGTGCGAAGAGATGCGATTAATTGACGCACTTCGTTCAAGGTAATCTCATGCATGACCTACCTCCTCAATCATTGGAAACTTTTTTGCTGGGGTTACATCCAAAATTTGAGATTCATTTTGTTCCTCAAAAAGATTGGAGAAGTAACCCGGCTCTTGTGATTTTTGCCCAGCTATAGAGATTTGCTCTTGCTTCTTGCGGTTAGCAGCGACTTGTTTCTCGTTGTTTTGAACCCAAGAGAACCACTTAACCAACCAGATGCTTGGTGTATTCAACGAACTAGATTCGTTTGCAAAGTACCAGTCACCGAAATTTTGAATCATGGTTCTCAAGTCGATTTCAGGTACAGAAACAAATCTTTGTTGAGCAAGTGAGATGAAATCGTATTGAAACTCGCTGTATTCAGAAATGAATTCACGCATTGAGTAACGCTTGTG